TGAAGCAGCAATCTCTGTTAAATCCGTACACACTGGAATGAAAATGGCATATGTATTTGGTGCTATAATGGGAGAGTTACTTAGTGATAATGTAGAAGTTGTTGAAGTACATCCAATAACTTGGCAATCTTACATAGGTAATAAAAATTATACCAAGGCGGAAAAGGATGCAATCAAAGCTGAGTTCCCTGACAAATCCGATAACTGGATCAAAGGCAAGATCAGAGAACGTAGAAAGCAAAGGACAATTGACTTTGCTAGAAATTTGGGCATTCAAACTGAGTCCGACAATGTGGCGGATGCTGCAGGAATTGCATGGTATGCAGTAAATGAAGTTGTGTGAGGAGGTATAGTGGCTAAAAGCACAAAGCTTTGGGAAAATAAAGACTGGGTTGTAAAGCGATATTCAGTTGAGAAGAAGACCGTTCTTCAAATGGCTATGGAAGCAAAATGCTCCCATATGACAATTCAGCGGGCGTTAGAAAGATTCGAACTAATTAAGAAACCTAGAAAGTGGACTAAGTAATGTTAAAAGGCGTTTATCAAGATACAGATACTTTTGATTGTAGAGATTTATATTTGCATGCTACAGCTGCCCCCTCAGGATTTGAAATATGGTCAGCATGTCATGAGGTAGCTCAACTTTTGATAGAAAAAAATATTTCATATGGCGATTCAGCCTTATTCCCCAGCAGAATATTTGCTCAGTCTGACAATGTTGAGCAGTTGAAGGTTAGAATTGATGATAAGTTGAATAGGGTAAAAAACAATCAGGGTTTTGCGGGGGACAACGATATTGATGATTTGATTGGTTATTTAATCTTACTTAAAATTGCGATTGACAAAAATAGGTCTTAAGGAGTATAATTAAGTATGCCGACATATGAGTATAATTGTATAGAGTGCGAAACAAGCCAAGATGTTGTTCGTGGATTTAATGATGAGGAAGTAATGCCTACATGCCCAATTTGCGGATACAGAATGGCTCGTGTTTACAGTCCCGCTGGGATTCAATTCAAGGGTTCAGGTTTTTATAAAACAGACAATGGGTAATGAAATAGAGGTTGCTGGTCAATTTGACCAAATGAATAAAGTTGTTGAAGAATTGCTTAAGGGTAATTCGCCAGCACAGATAGCAAGAAATCTCGAGCTTACTCGTGTGCAGGTAGACAACTATATTGATGCCTGGAAAGGCTTTGTGCACGACAATACAGCAATAAGAGAACGGGCTAAAGAAGCTTTGGCTGGTGCTGATGAGCACTATAATCTTTTAATTAAAGAAGCTTGGCGTACAGTTGAGCAAGCAGATCTTCAAGAAGCATTAAATGTAAAATCTCAAACACTAAAATTAATTGCTGACATTGAAGCAAAGAGAATTGATATGTTAAACAAGGCGGGAGTCTTGGAAAACAATGATATGGCTGATTCAATCTTAGAATCAGAAAGAAAACAAGAGATACTTATTAGTATATTAAGAGATATTACTTCTTCATGTGAAAATTGCAAGTGGGAGGTTTCAAGAAGGCTTTCTCAAGTAACTGGACAAGTTGAGTCAGTGGTTGTAAATGAGTGAGTTTAATGATTTTCTTGATGCATTAAGTGGGGATGAATTTTCTGAAAAGCCAGTTACTCTTGAACAATTTGTAACAGACAAAAAATATTTGGGCTTGCCACCACTTTCAGAATTGCAGTATCAGTCTATTCGTGCATCTACACAAATTTATAAGCGTGAGACCCTACACAGACTTTATGGAGAAGCTGAAGGTGAAAAAATTTGGAAGCAGACTTGTTCTGAAGTTATCCTTCAGCTTGGTAAGGGTTCTGGAAAAGACTACACATCTACAATTGCTTGTGCCTATATGGTGCATTTGCTTTTATGCTTGTCTGATCCAGCAACATATTACGGTAAACCTCCAGGTGACGCTATTGATATTATTAACATTGCTATCAATGCTATTCAAGCAAACCGAGTATTCTTTAAAGGTTTTAATCAACGTATTGAAAAATCGCCTTGGTTTCAAGGTAAATATATTGCAAAAGCAAACATGGTTGAGTTTGATAAATCTGTTACTGTTCACTCAGGTCACTCAGAGCGAGAGGCCTGGGAGGGATATAACGTTCTTGTAGTTATTCTTGATGAGATTTCAGGTTTTGAACTTGAATCAACATCTGGTCATGATCAAGCAAAAACTGCTTCTTCAATTTATAAGATGTATCGTGCATCTGTAAACTCTCGTTTTCCAGACTTTGGCAAAGTAATTCTTCTTTCATTTCCACGTTTTAAAAACGACTATATTCAACAAAAATATAATGAAGCAATTGCTGAAAAAGAAGTTGTGTTAAAAGTACATAAATTTAAGGTTGATCCAGATCTTCCAGATGGTACTGCAGGAAATGAATTTGAAGTTGAGTGGGAAGAAGATCACATAATTTCATATAAGGTCCCAAAAATGTTTGCATTAAAAAGACCAACATGGGAAGTAAACCCAACAAGAACTATTGATGATTTTACAATTGACTTTTACACAGATCCAACTGATGCACTTTCTCGTTTTGCTTGCATGCCACCAGATGCAACGGATGCTTTTTTTAAAAATCGTGCAGTAATTGAAAAAGCATTTAGCAATCCCAAACTAAATGTTGATGAGTATGGTAGATTTGATGATCATTTTNAACCAGACCCAGATAAATTTTATTTTGTGCATGTTGACCTTGCTCAAAAACATGACCACTGTGCNGTAGCTTTGGCACACACAGATAGCTGGGTTACAATGAAGGTCGGGGANAAGTATAAAGAAGCAGCCCCTAAAATTATTGTTGATGCTGTAAGATTTTGGACACCTACACAATCTAAGTCAGTTGATTTTACAGAGGTAAAAGACTATATAATTAGCCTTAGAGCAAAAGGCTTTAATCTTAAGATGGTCACATTTGACCGATGGAATTCTCACGATATGATGCAACAACTAAAGGCACACGGTATTAATACTGAGTTGCTTTCTGTTGCTAAAAAGCATTATGAAGACATGTCATTATGCATTACAGAAGAGCGTGTGCTTGGCCCACATATTCAATTACTCATTGATGAATTGCTTCAGCTACGTATTGTAAAGGACAAGGTAGACCACCCTAGAAAGGGCTCTAAAGACCTTTCGGATGCCGTATGCGGTGCAATATATAATTCTGTAGCATTGACTCCAAGAGATATGAATGGTGAAGTAGAGATCTATACTTATTCTGGTGTATTTGCTGATGAGATAGAGCAATTAAAAAATGAATCAGATGCGAGATTAGCAGCAAACAATACAATTCGTGTGCCAGATCAAAAAATAATGCCAGCTAATTTGCGGGAATTCATGGGAATCGAAGAAGATGAAGATGATTTTCAAGTTGACAGCATGCGAATACTCTGATAGACTATCGTCATGATAGCAAACGGAACATTAAAAACAATAGAAGATGAAGAAGATATTTATATTTCACTAACTCAGCTTTGCGAATATTTTGCAGAATCAACTGTTAAAATGCGTACAGAGGCTGAATTTGTTAATCCAGCTGAACAAACATATGCAAAAGGATTAATTGATATGATGGAAACAATTGCAAGAGAAATGGTTGATCTTGGCAAGTTTGAAGCACAACGAAGAATGATCATTAATCCAGAAGATCTTTTAAACATGATTGACAAAAATCCATTTGGCATAGTAGAATAAGTTTACTAATGGGATGTAGCTCAGCAGGCAGAGCGTTCGACTGTTAATCGAAATGTCGTAGGTTCGACCCCTACCATCCCAGCTCAAAGAACGGATCTGAACAATCTGTTTTAAGATGTTGATTACCGATAATAAAATTCTACCTGCATCATACGAAGTGGTTCAGCACGATGGAGATTGCTCTGCGGAAGTAGATAGGTGATTACAGCCAATGGTTTATTTCACGATTGGCACATGGTCCGTTAGCTCAGTTGGTTAGAGCGTTGCCCTGTCACGGCAAAGGTCGTCGGTTCAAGTCCGATACGGATCGCTAATGTTTCTATAGCTCAGTTGGTAGAGCAGCAGACTTTTAATCTGCGGGTCGTTGGTTCGAGCCCAACTGGAGACACTATTATTAATAAACTAGTAGAAAGAGTATAATATGAATATGATGGTAGAGAAAACAGAAGAAGTTGTAAAACAGTCTTATGTACTTGGACCACAAGATCGTTGTGATGCTTGTTCTGCTGAAGCATTAGTTTGGATTAATGGAGTTGCAGGAGAATTATTATTCTGCGGTCATCATTACAATAAGCATGAAAGTAAACTCAAAGATTATGCATTTGAGATTGTTGATGAAAGAGATAAGCTAATACAAAATAAGTTAATGGGATCTGAAAACTAAATAGTTTTGCTCCAATAGCTTAATCTGGTTAAAGCATTAGTCTTATATACTAACGACTGTAGGTTCAAATCCTACTTGGAGTACCAATTCCAGATCGTCTAATGGTAGGACATCACCCTTTGGAGGTGATTATATTGGTTCGAATCCAGTTCTGGAAGCAAGGAAGATTGGCAGAGTGGTCGAATGCAGCGGGTTGCTAACTCGTAGATCGCAAGATCCATAGGTTCAAATCCTATATCTTCCGCAAGGCCCCAGTAATCCAGCGGTAGAGATAGTGGACTTAAAATCCATACAGCGACAGTTCGAATCTGTCTTGGGGTACGGGACAGTAGCTTAGTTGGTCAAAGCCCCGAACTCATAATTCGGTAATCGTCAGTTCAAGTCTGACCTGTCCCACTTATGATATAATATATTTAGCACTTGCCGATAGGAAGTGCCAATCTAACTAACTTGCTGAAAAGGAGCTAAGTAAAATGACACATCTAAGAATAAAAGATATGAATGCATTTGAAAATATTCATTCAAATACACAAACAAAACAAACAACACAGTATAATCCATTTGCAACAATTGAAGCATGGTTTAATGACCCATTCTTTTTGGGATTCCATGATCAATTTGCAAGATGGAATACTAATAAGGTAGCAACTTCTACATTCCCGCCTTACAATGTTAAGAAAATTGATGAGGATAACTATGTAGTTGAACTTGCAGTTGCGGGATATGATCGTGAAGATATCAATGTAACAGTAGATAAAGATACATTAATTATCAAGAGTGAACGTGTAAATGAAGATAAATCAGATTATCTACATAAAGGAATTGCTGGACGTAATTTTACACAAACATTTACCCTTGGTGAGTATATGATTGTTAAGTCTGCTTCACTTGATAATGGAATGTTAACCGTTAAGATTGAACGGGATATTCCAGAAGAAGCCAAGCCTAGACAAATTAAGATCAAGTAGGGTATAATATAAGTAGGCTGTGGGCGACACACCTTAGTATGGATATAGTTACACATAAACATGTACCTGGATGTAAGAGTTCGGGGAGATAGGGCAGCGTCATTCGGTGCTGGAATATTCGTCCACAGCCCCTTTTAATGTATAATTAGTTATTATGACAGATGCACACAAACAATCGCTTAATTTACATTTAGTAACTTCAATTCCAGAGCATGCTCCAAGAACTGGAGATCCATACTATAAATATTTTATAGCAGCAAAAAAAAGAATAAAAGCTCAGGGTCTTTGGAAATGCATAATAAATGATGACCTTTGCTCTGGAGAACCAGAACTTCATCACTCATTTGTAGAGTTTAGTCAAATTGCTAATATGGACCCAAAGAAGATAGAAGCTGCTTTCGGCCTTCATTTTGAGTTTGATGATGATTTTCAGAAATGGATTGAAAGTCCAGGAAACTTGGAAGTATTATGTGCAGCACATCATAGAACGCATTTTGGAATTCACTCTATACCCGCCCCATTATGGGAGACTTTTAGATTTAGAAAGACGGGGACTGAACCCGCTGCCGAGGTAATAACAAACGATAAGTGATATAATTGACTTATGACTATTGAAAAAGATTTTGCAGCTAACTCT